TTAAATTATTTTGAAGGTAATGTTATTAAATATATTACCAGACATAGAACCAAAGGAGATGGAAGAAAAGATATAGAAAAAGTTATACATTATGCAGAGTTAATTCTTCAATTAGAATATGGTGACAAAGACTCTCAATTAATCTTTAATCTTTCAAACAAAAAAGGAATTGTTTAATGATGACCAGTTATGGGCCTAAAATACCTGTGTGCGAATCATTACATGCAATGAAATATAGATTGCCTAACGAAAGCTTTGAAGAATCCAAGGCTAGAGAGGCAGCAGCAATGGGAGATAGTGATGAACACAGAAAACAGTACAAAGATATTATCTTGGATCAAAGGTTTATGGCGGCGGGTAGAGTACAGGCGGCTATGGGATCGCCAAGGAATGTTACGGCGTATAATTGCTTTGTTAGTGGCCTCATTGAAGACTCTATGGATTCGATTATGCAACGAGCCTCTGAAGCTGCTGAAACAATGCGTAGAGGAGGGGGGATTGGCTATGATTTCAGTCGTATTCGCCCTTGTGGTGATAGGATTGTGTCTCTTGATAGCTCTGCCAGCGGTCCTGTATCATTCATGCACATATATGATGCAGTATGTCGCACAATTCTTTCGGCGGGACACAGAAGAGGGGCAATGATGGGAGTTCTGCGTGTGGATCATCCTGACATAGAGGAGTTCATACGAGCCAAGAAGAACGACAACCAGCTAACCAATTTTAATATTTCTGTGGGTGTGACAGATGAGTTTATGGATGCTGTATCCAAGAACAAACCTTTCATGCTCCGGTTTAAGAACCAGAATCATGGTGAGATAGATGCCTCTATGCTCTGGGATGAGATCATGCGTAACAACTGGGATTGGGCAGAGCCTGGGATTCTATTCATAGATCGTATCAATGAGAATAATAATCTTCATTACTGTGAAGTTATAGAAGCAACTAACCCTTGCGGTGAACAGCCCCTTCCTCCCTTTGGAGCCTGTCTACTAGGGAGTTTTAATCTTGTGAAGTACCTAACTGTAGTAAACAACCCTTACCTTACTGAAAAAGAGGAGGAGAACTACTTTAACTTCAAACAACTCAAGGAGGACATCCCTCATGTTGTTCGTGCTATTGACAATGTTATTGATAGGACTGAGTACCCTCTTGATGCTCAGTCTAAGGAAGCAAAGAGGAAACGTAGGATGGGGCTTGGTATTACTGGGCTTGCCAATGTTTTAACTTTGCTGGGCTTTAAATATGGTTCTCTTGAAGCAGTTAAATTTACTCGTAAAGTTATGAAGACCTTAACGTATGAGGCTTACAGCGCCAGTGCCGATCTAGCCACAGAGAAAGGAAGCTTCCCATTCTTCAAACCTAACTATCTGGACAGTGAGTTTATCAAAAGCTTTCCGAAAGATTTACAGGACAAGCTGCGTCAATGTGGTATGAGAAATAGCCATCTTATTTCTGTTGCTCCCACAGGTACTATTAGTTTTACTGCTGACAATATCAGTTCGGGTATCGAACCTGTGTTTGCATTGGAGTATGACCGTACAGTACAGACTGAGGAAGGCACTTCCATCATTAAGATGCAGGATTATGTCTATCGTAACTACGGTTTGAGATGTGAGGTATCCGGTGATCTTAATGTAGATGATCATCTGGCTATGCAGATAGCAGTACAGCCCTATGTAGACTCTGCTGTTAGTAAAACTATCAATGTAGGCGATAGTGTAACCTTTGAAGAGTTCAAGGATGTCTATATCAAAGCATGGAGAGGAAAGCTCAAGGGAGTTACAACCTTCAGAGCAGCAGGTAAACGCTATGGTATTCTTAATGCTGTAGAAGAACAGGAAGGCATGGCTTGTTTTGTTGACCCAGGAACCGGCAATAAAGAATGTGGATAATATTTAAAAAAAGCTTGACAAGTTATTAAAAGTATAGTATACTATACAGATAGAATGCCAATAATGGGTTCTATAATATCTTGCTTGAAAGGAGATATATTATGAATGTAACACTTGAATGGGACAAGAGGTTTTCTGAACTTGCTCCTCATAACTCTTTTAATAATTTTCAAAGATGGTCACTTGGCTATGATAAAGTATTTAGAGCTATGGTGGAAGCAACAAAAATAGGTTCTCAAACCTATCCTCCTCATAATCTTATCAAGGAGTCTGAAACTGAATATAGGTTAGAGCTTGCAGTTGCGGGGTTTAAGCAAGAAGATGTGAGTATAGTTCAAAAAGAATTAGAACTAACCATCAGCGGCACTAACAGCAATAAAGAAGAAGAGAAGAATGTTCTTCATAAAGGGATTGCCAGTAGATCATTCAGCAAAACCTTTTATCTTTCTGATAGAATTGAAGTCACTGAAGCTTCTTTTAAAGATGGAATGATTATAATTAAACTTAATCAAAATATTCCAGAAGACAAGAAACCTAAATTCATAGAATTTAAATAACAACGTGGGGAGATAGCCATCACTGATGGTTGTCTTCCCCTTCTTTTATGAGGAAACAAAAAATGATAAGTGCGAATCAAAGTATACCTACAATTTATATTGGGTATGATCCTAGAGAAGACGAGCCATATGAAATATTAAAATATACAGCATTAAAACATGCATCAGGACCATTAAATGTTTATCCTATTAAACAGCATTTGTTAAGACAAATTGGTTTATATAGACGAGCATGGCAGCTTGGCAGTAGTAGGCTACCAAGTGGTAACACACCTAAAGAAATTCAACATCGTGATGAAGCAGATGGACGACCATTCGCAACTGACTTTTCCTTTTCACGATTTCTAACTCCATTCTTACACAGATTAGAAGGATGGGCATTGTTTATGGATTGTGATATGTATTTTAGAAGTGATCCATTAGAGTTATTTGAAAAGTACAATGATCCAAAATATGCATTGTATTGTGTTAAACATAATCATACCCAGGCAAGTAATGAAACTCACAAAATGTATGGGAACGAACAGTATCAATACAATCGCAAAAATTGGTCATCAGTAATGTTATTCAACTGTGAGCATGAGGCACACAAATATCTAACCGTAGATGATGTTAGTACAAAAACTGGCAGATGGTTGCATAGGTTGATGTGGATTGAAAACTATGCCCAAGAGTGGGAGGCTATTAAAGAGGAGTGGCAAGCAAATGAAGACTAATCGTTTTGCCAAGGATGTTGGTGGCCTATTGATAGGAGAACGTGGTGAAGAAACGAAATAGAATATATAAAATATTTATTGGGTATGACCCCAAAGAACATATAGCTGCCACAGTACTTGAACATCTCTTGCGAAGAGATACTCCTGAAACTCTGGATATTACTTTTTTAAAAGAAGAAAACCTTAAACGTGCTGGTTTATTAAGCAGACCTTATAAAATTATTAACGGTCAGATGATTGACGACCAGGATGAAAAGCCTTTCTCAACTCAGTTTTCTTTCAGTCGTTTTCTTGTCCCTGCTCTTATGCAGTGGGAGGGGTGGGCATTGTTTATGGATTGTGATATGTTCCCACGCACTGATATCACAGAGCTTTTCAAAGAGTACGATGATCCTAGCCTTCCTCTTTATTGTGTTAAACATAAGTATGAACCCACAGATGAATACAAGATGGATCATCAAATCCAAACCGTCTACCCTAAAAAGAATTGGTCAAGCCTGATGCTTATGAATTGCGGTCATGAAATGAACAAGGAACTAACACCTCTGGTAGTAAATAATTTAGACGGCTCCTACCTTCAGCAATTCCAGTGGCTCCCCAATAGAGACAGTATTATTGGTTCTATCCATGAGGAATGGAACTGGCTGGACGGTCATTCACCTGAAGACCTTGAAGCAAAGAACGTACACTTCACCACAGGTGGTCCCTGGTTTAAAGATTGGAAATGCAAGAGAGAAAAGGATGGCGAGTATGCAGCCGAATGGAATGCAGATTACACAAACATAGCCCTCTTTAGAAAGAAAGCAGACCTAAATGAAATATAATTTTGTAACAGTTTTTGATGAGACTCTTCTACAGCAAAGCACAATTTCATTACTGAATGAATTTAAAGATAACTGGGAAAAGGAAATAGATTTCCATTGTTATTATTACAATGTAGACTTATCCAACTATTCACTTCCCAAAGCTCCGAATATTCATTACCATAATCTTCTGGAGATCTCTGAATATTCAGAGTTCCTTAAAGATTACTCACACCATAACGGTACTGAAGGGAATACTATCCAATATAGTGAAGTTCTTGATGTTGTTCGTTACATACCCAAAGTTTTGGCAGTTACTGAATGCAGCTTTAATAATCTTAATTGGGTTATTTGGTTTGACCCTACTTTAATTAATATTAAACCAATCTCTGTTAAAGAATTAGATGCTCTTTTCCCTCAATCTGGGGTAATAGACATATTAACAATTAAAGATGTAGATTATTTTATGGCTTTTAATTTGTGTAGGCAAGTACCAGGAGATCTTCTGGGAGATTTAAGAGGTGCTTATATTTCAGGTGAGTTTACCAACTACAGAGAGTGGACATATACTTTTATTCTTAACAGACTAATCACAATTTATCAAGCACACGGAATGCGGGTTCAAGAAATTGAGAACGATAGACTATCGAATATGTTTGTCAGTCTAACTGAACGGGAGAACATGGGCATCAGAGATAGTGCTGGTAAGCGTATCATCCAGCTATCTGAAACAGATACCTCTCCTGATATACTCCCCAATAGATACAGGCAGTTGGCTGATTTGATTCGTTTCTACAAGCCTTCTTGTATTGCTGAAACCGGCACATGGAATGGAGGGAGAGCTATTGAAATGGCTCTTGCTGCTTTTCAAAACTCTGACTCTGTACATTATATTGGTTTTGATTTGTTTGAGGATGCTACTCCTGAAACAGACCATGAAGAGTTTAATGTAAAGCCTCACAACACAAAGGCTGCTGTGCAAAAAAGGTTTGAAGAATTTGCAGAGCATATGAAAGAGAAGGAGAATAAAACATTCACCTTTGAATTAACCAAGGGAAATGTAAGGGAAACCCTGGAAAGCCTTATAATGCAAAGGGTGCTGCATAAAAAAGATTTGAAGAATTTGGATAAATTACCCAAGACTGAGACAGCATATACTGAGATAGACTTTGCTCTGCTGGGTAGCGGTAACAGTAAAGAAACAGTTCAAATTGAATACAATGCTTTTAAAGGTGTCCCTGTTGTAGTGGCAGATCATTTCTTTACTGAAGACCATGAGACTGAGGGGATACCTCCAGAAAAATACCAGGGAGTTAAAGATGTTTTTGATGAAGTTAAGACAAAAAAGATTGATGCCCAGGAAACAACCGAAGATGGCTGGGTATCCTTTGATGAAAAGTCTACAACCAGAAAGTACCTTCTCCCTTCCGGTGATAGGGTGGCTGGTGGTGGTCATACTCACCTTGTGGTTTTTCTTCATGATACCTCTATAGAAGATATACCGGAAGATTTAAAGAGAGTACCTATTGTTGTCCATCCTAGAGATTGTGTACCTAAAGATTATATTAATAATAATATTAAAGCAAACATGACTCTCATCTCTCCCAAGAAATGGCTGCAAAAACATTCAGGCCATAGGGAAACAGCGGTTGTTGTGTCTGCCGGTCCTTATCTGGATTATAAAGAACTCAAGAAGTTTCAGAAAGATAACCCAGAGGCTAAGATTCTAGCAGTTAAACATGCTTATCCTAATCTTTTAAAACACAATATTAAAGTGTGGGGTTGTGTTATTCTCGATCCCCGACCTATTACTGGTGTCTCTACCCATAATATAGTACGGAAAGATTTGTTTAAAAAGCTGGACCCAGACACTAGATTCTTTGTGGCTTCCATGACAGACCCCTCTGTAACCAATTTCCTGATTGAAAAGGAAGCAAAGATCTGGGGATGGCATGCCTTTACTGATTCTCTTCGACAAGAAAAGGATCAGGGAACGGAGATTCAAAACCAGCAAGTAAAGATAGAAGAAGATCTGGGCATCCCTGAAGGTGCCACCCTGATCACTGGCGGTACTTGTGCAGCCATGAGATCAATTGGTATCCTGCATACTATGGGCTTTAGAGATATCCATCTGTTTGGTTTTGATTGTTGCAGAGAAGAACCTACAAAGGAAGAGAAGACAGAGACAACCGGAGATATAGAGGGAGGAGAAACTCCCAAGCCCAAGTATATGGAAGTGACTGTCAAGAACACAGCCTACTGGACTACTGGAGAACTTCTGGCAATGGCCCAGGACTGTGAAAAAGTTTTTGCTGATGAAGGACTTGAAGGTGTTCTTTCTTTTCATGGCAAGAATACTATGGTAGCAGACCTGTGGGATATCAACCAGGAACAGTTAGAGAAACGGAAGATATCTTTTACAGGATATTATGATGAGTAACATTCACATAGCAGATGAGTA